TATAAGGATATATTCACTAAATAACATTTATACCAATTTCAGAAACTCTTTTTGCATTTTTTGATAAATTTTCACTAAATCAACAAAACATTCTTTTAAATTCTGTTTTACCAAATTTATATCCACTGGGTCTTTATAAGCAATGCGAATAATGCTATCTGGATCATGCGGATGCATTTTCTTGAAACCACAATAAGTCAATGTTTTTACTCCTTCATAAAATTTGTCGTATAACATAAATTCAAGCGCTTTTCCAATCGTGTAATCCTCATTTTCAAGTGTAATATCATAACAATTCATCATTGTATTTTTTGATACTTCAATAAATAATTCGTCTTTTTCTAAAAGTTCATCAAAATGCTTTATTTTTCCCATGATTATATTACATGCTTTGTCGAGCAATTCACTATTGGAATAAATACCAATTGTTTTTAAGGTAAAATCAAAACTATCTTTTTTAACGATACGTAGTGCATCCAATAATTTCCAGTTCTTTGCTTCAAATTCAATTTCTTCTTGTTTTTTCCCTTCATCTTTCCATCCTTGTTTCTTTTTGGCGAGTTCCGCATCTATCTTGTCTAAATCAGGAGTTAATCCATAAGCACACGTGGATACCACATTAAATGTTCCATCTTCTTTTGCAGTACCAATTGTAAATTCACATGTTAAATGGATTTTTTCTCCAGGTAATTCTTCACTTAATTTCGGTCGTAACCGAACAAAATCAATAAAATATCCGGTAAAATCATCGGGTGGGAAAATTTCACGCGTTTTAGCTTCACTTAAATATTTATTAGTTACTAAATCCTTAATTAAGAAATCTTTTGTGGTAACATAAATAGTTGTATCTGTGTTATTTTCTACGTTGACTTCTAATTGATAATTTTTTAAAGGGAAATTTTCAATGTCGCGAATATGTATCGGAATACAACTCAACCGTTGTTTCAATATTTCATTGTTTAAACGACTCGTGTTTGCTATAATATTGGCTTTGTTTTCATCATAAGGGCTTGTTTTGAAAACCAAAATAGGAATGTCTGATAAAATGGTGCGACGAACAGCATTCGCTAAACTTACATTTACACCACTAAGATTTAAATTTAGCAAATCATTTTTATTGTAAATCAAATCTACTTTGGGATTCATATTCTTTTACTTATACTATATATTTAATATATTGTTATTAAATCAATTTTTTATTATTTTGATTATTTTGATTATTTTGATTATTTTGATTATTTTGATTATTTTGATTATTTTGATTATTTTGATTATTTTGATTATTTTTATTATTATTTTTTATATAAAAATGAGTTAAATATTTAAATGTATTAAATAAATATACTTTAGAAATAAAAATGAGCTGCATCTTATATTATAGTAACTATTGTGAACATTCTAAAAAACTTTTGCAAACTTTAACAAAGACAAATTTAACAAACGATATTCATTTTATTTGCATTGATAAACGAACAAAGGACGCAAATAACAAAATATTTATTATTCTTGAAAATGGACAAAAAATAATAATGCCTGAAAATGTAACACGTGTTCCCGCCTTATTATTATTAAACCAAGGATACCAGGTATTATATGGTGAGTCCATTTTACAATATTTTAAACCAAAACAAGAAGTGCAAGTCAAGCGAGCAACTCAAAATAATTTAGAACCAATGGCTTTCTCTTTTGGTGGTGGGGGTTTTGGAAGTATAGTATCCGACCAATATAGTTTTTTGGATATGGATTCTGATGCATTATCTGCTAAGGGGGATGGTGGTGTAAGACAAATGCATAATTATGTTGATTTGAATTATAGTGACCAAATTAGTACACCTGCAGACGATCATGATTATAAAGGTTCCAATAAAATTCCCCAAGGATTAACGGTTGAACAGTTGCAACAACAGAGGGAACAAGAAATGCAAAGAATCATAGGAGATCGCAGACCAGGTGTTTAAGATTTTTTATAGTATTTTTATTATCATATTTTTATTATCATATTTTTATTATCATATTTTTATTATAATAAAATTTTATAATAAATTTTAAAAATGGTTTAAATATAATAATTGTGATTATTATAAATAATATAGCATGTCTAATTCAAATTTATTGACTGTTTTCAACGATCATTTTGTAGAATTTGTGACGGATATTCAGAATGTCTTTCCAGAAGACCATGATATTCTTGTCGCAAAGAATTCATTGCTTGCGATTAAAAAAGCAAATCCTAGGATGATAGTTAAAATATGGAAAAACTTTATTGTAGATAAATATTCGAAAGAAATTGAATCTGGTAATTTAGAATTTTTCATGGAAAAGGACTATTCACAAGATGTTGCTGGTGCTGAATATTCTGGAAAAATTATGGAAGCAATTAATCGTTTACGCGGTCCGATTAAACAAATGAATCCTGATGATCAACAAAAAACAATGAAATATATTCAGAATTTAACTAAATTAGCTGGTCTAATCAACTTTTAATCCACTTTTTAAAAAAAGTGGATAAATAATAATTATGTGTTAGTTTGATTTAAAAAAATCTTTTTATATCAAACATATAAATGACCGATAAAACAGAAGAAAAAATGCCCGAGGAATTCCCAAAAATTATCCGCGATTTTATTTCCGACATCCAAACCACATTCCCTGAAATGTGTCCTCTAATTAAAAAGTGGTGGAAAGACAAATCTGATTTTTCATACATTGAAAATGAAGAAGAAAGAGAGAAAATGTTTCAAAGTACACAAGTATCTAGCATCAAATTTTTATTCAAATTTATTCAACGAAAAATGCCTCCACGGTTTTTCGATATTTTATACCAAAAAGAAGACATTTTTCAATCCGATTCCACTGTGGATACAGAATTTTTACCACATATTCATTTCAAAAATTTATGGGAATTTGATATTAGTCAAAAAACAAGGGATACCATTTGGAAATATTTACAATTAATCATGTTTTCTATTGTCGGTTCCATTCACAATAAGGATGCATTTGGCGACTCTGCTAAATTATTTGAAGCCATAAACCAAGATGAATTTAAGGGGAAATTGCAAGAAACCTTAGAACAAATGCAGGATTTATTTAGTAATATGAATTCTTCGTCTAACGAAGGAGAAGGTGAAGAATCTACTTTTAATATGGACAATATGCCCAATGCTGAAAATATTCAAGAGCATATATCTGGTATGTTGGATGGTAAACTTGGTAAACTAGCAAAGGAAATTGCTGAAGAAACAGCTGCGGACTTAAATATGGACATGGAAAATGTAACCGATATGCAAGGTGTTTTTCAGAAATTGATGAATGATCCAAGTAAGTTGATGGGACTTGTAAAAAATGTTGGAGATAAACTAGACACACGTATTAAATCAGGTGAAATTAAGGAAAGTGAATTGATTTCTGAAGCTACGGATATTATGAATCGTATGAAAAACATGCCCGGAATGGAAAACATTCAAGAAATGTTAAGTAAAATGGGTTTAGGAAAAAATGCGAAGGTGAATATGGGAGCTATGGAGGCACAAATGGAAAGAAATATGAAAAATGCGAAAATGAAAGAACGTTTAAGAGCCAAGGCAGAGGCGAGTCGATTGGCCAAGGAACAACAACAGCAACAGGAACAAAATGTCAGCGCACCTGTGAAGGGAGGGGGTTTAACCGATGAACAAATTTGTGCTATTTTTAGTACTGGAGAGAAGGTGGAAAAAACACCACGGAATGCAAAACCGAGTGGTGATTCTAACACAAAGCCAAAGAAGAAAAAAGGAAAGAAATAATTCTGATTATTTACTTATTTTGAATCTTCAAGAATATAAATTATATATGGATACAAAGATTATAATAAAAAGGTGTAAAATATATAAACAAGTAAATACATATATAAACAAGTAAATAAATATATAAAAATATTGTGTTTTATTTATATATATTCAAATATGTTCGCGGAAAGTAAAACATCTGGTAAACATATGATATGTGATATTAAAAATATAAAAAACACAGGCTTATTAAACAATTCTGAAAATCTTAAAAAATTATTAAAACATATTTGTACAAAATTCGAATTTAATATTTTGGGAGATTTAAAACATATTTTTACACCGGAAGGATGCAGCATTATTTTTCTTTTATCTGAATCTCATCTCACGATTCATACGTTTCCAGAAAAAAAATATATTGCTTTTGATATTTACACGTGTAGACAATATGAGGACGATTCGGATTACATAAAAATATACCAAATTTTAATAAAGGAATTGGATGCTTGTATTGAAAAAAGTTCTTATACAATTATAAATCGTGACTTTTAGAAAAAATAAGTCCTACTATATATATAATAATGAATATATCATTTTGGTCCAATGATCCAACCATTCTATTTAACAAAGATTATTTATTTGAATTATGGCCGAACAATTTTATGTGTTATGAACAAAAAATGAATGCGATTACTCGTCTCATTATTGTGATCACTGTTTTAGGATATGTCGCAACAATGTCTATGCGTGTTCTTTTAACCGGAGTTGCTACATTGATTGTTATTTTTATTTATTTTAAAATGAAAAAACAGAAGGTTACACGTGATTATATTCATAGTCAAGAAGGTTTCACGGTTGAAGGTGACCATGTTTATGGGTTAAATCAAAACGCGCGACCAAGTACGATTGTGAATCCTGTAACTTTGGAGACTGTTGTCCGCAATGAATTTAAGGAAGGTAATAAAAAAAATCCTTTTAGCAATGTTTTACTCACTGAAATCATGGATGATCCTGAGCGTAAGGCAGCACCACCTTCTTTCAATCCGGATATTGATGAGCAAATTACCAAAAATATCAAGAAATCTGTGCAGTTCATGAATCCTGAAATTAAAAACACGAATAAGCAGCTATTTGGTAGTCTTTTTGATCGTTGGGATCTCGACCAATCCGACCGTGTTTTTTATAGTACCGCGAATACCCGTGTAGCTAACGATCAGGGAGCTTTTGGAAAATTTTTGTATGGAGATATGCCTTCATCCAAGGAAAGTGGGGCTTCTAGCGGACTCCAAAGAATACGCGATTCATACAGATACACCCTTTATTAAATTTTTATTATGCTCACAAAATATTTTATTTTTATTTCATAAAATATTTTTATTTATTCATAAATTTGATTTTTTTCATGTTTTGTATTATAAACCCATATTTCATATTTCATATTTATATCCACTTGGATAATTTTATACATCAATGACAATAATTTATTATTTACATAAATTATGATTTATAAAAATAAAATATATTATATAAAATATGATATTCAATATATTTTTTTTAATTATATTTTCATTACAAAATGTAAATTGTAATTTATTTTTTAGTAATATTAGTTTTGATAATAATAATTCTAGTAATAAAATTAATTTAGTAAATAATATAAATATTTATTCTAAAGAATTACACGTGAATGATGAACTAATAAATACATTAAATTTACAGCCTACATCTGTACCTACATCAGTACCTACATTAAAACCTACATTAAAACCTACATTAGAGCCTATATTGGATCAAACATCATTACCTACATCAATACCTACATCAATACCTACAACAGTACCTATATTAGAGCCTACAACAGTACCTATATTAGAGCCTACAACAGTACCTATATTAGAGCCTACAACAGTACCTACATTGAATTCTAAATCAAAAGCATATATAAATACAAACAACTCTATAAATATTAGTAAAACTGAACTAAGATTAATCTTAATATTTGGTATTGTGGGAATAATAATAATAATTTATATTTTTTGTAAAATTTATCCAAAAATAAATAAATATGCAATAAAAAATACAAAAAATGATAATGATAATGATAATAATATTGTTACATGTCTATATAATCAAAATGAAAATGATAATAAAAATGATAATAAAAATGAAAATGATAATTATAAAATAAATAATAATACAAAAGAAGAAAATTATGACTTATTAAATATAATTGAAATAAGAATGCCGGAATGTAATATTTAATATTACTCATTTTCTTATTATAAAGTGAAAACGAATTAACAGAATTGTATTGTTAAATATATACATTTATTTTGTCCTATTTTCTTTTTGGTTTGAGTAACTGATTTTCTATTTTGAAAGGATAATTGTGTTTATTTTTGGTGAGTGTAATAAAAAATAATTATCTTCTTTTACTTCTAAAATGGTAATAATTTTTTACATATTTCTTCTCTCTATTTGATATTTATCACTCATTTTGGTTCTCATTATATAGAATAAATAATAATATCTTTATTTATTTTTATAATTATTCAAATAATTATACAATCAAATAAGATAATGCTAACTCTAACAGGTTTCGGAAAAATGCGATTTTGATTGTTTTATACAGCTTTTGTTTGATAGACATTTAGAAACACTGAAGCATAATTTATAATTAAATTATTAATAGTTTTTTTACTTATCTAATATATAAAATGGCGAATGTCTCTCCCTATACATTTGATAATATGTCTAGAATTGGAAATGATAACTGTTGCATTGATCAAAAAAGTATCCAAAACGTAGCATCATGTAACTATACTTTACAAAATTATTTTGCATCTGATTGCTTAATGCGAAAACCCATTGAATTATCTGTGACACAGCCAGGAATTTTTTACAATGGTGGTTACAATGTAGGCGCCGGTGGTTGCAACATCGATGAATCTTCCAAACTCCAAATTGGTACCATTCAAACTCACCCAAAATGCCGCATCGACTTATTTCAACGCCCTTTCGCCACCGTTCCTTATTTAGGAAGAGGTTCTGTGAATCCAGTAATGGAAGCACAAATTCAACAAGGCGAAGCTATCGTAAACAAACGAAGTGTAAACAATTTAAGTGAAAAAAGTTATATTCGTTATCATCAAACCCCATTGTTACCTGCGATTCATGATAAAGTAACCAATCCTGCAAACAGTGTAGAAGGTGTGGCTTCTCCTGGATGGATTCGAGGCGGTGTACCTTCACGTGAATTAACACGCGATACTGATTATTTCAATAAACATACAAATACCCAATATGTTTAATTATTTTTTTTTCAAAATATTATGCTTTTCCATCTTAACAAAAAATTTAACTTTTTTCAAACTTTTGTGTAAAAAAGTTAAATCACATAGTACAGTAATAATGATTATATTCTATTTTCTTTTTATAGGTATAATATATGAAACATAATAATAAAAAACATACAATAAAAAATAAAATGAAAAAATTAAATCCAACACAACATAAAAAAACTTATAAATCCAATAAAAAAATAAATAAAAAAGCTTATTTAGACAAAAAAGGAGGGAACCCAAAAATCAATTTCGCTTATACTTATCTCACAATTGATTACAAGACATTTCAACAAAATTTAAATAATTTTCAACTTTTAAACAAATACATAATTCAAAAATCACATGATTGTAATTGTAGATCCATAAATTCCCCAATGAATCAGTGCAATTATCCTACTCAACAATTAATGATTAACAATGAAAAAGAATCAATCATTTTAGTTTTAAAATATAATGATTTTGTAGACGTAACCAATAATATTTCTTTATTTTTGGATCCAAATTTTTTAAATAAAATATTAGGTCATTGTAAAATAATTCAATACATTGTAAATGAAAAACAAATTATCGGTATATATAATGTTTGTTTACATTTAACTGAAAAGAAAGGATATGGAAGTGTATTATTTAATTCTATATTAACAGCCATTAATTTTATTAAAAATATACCAGATGATTCTTTGTTATGGTTAGGTATTAATTTACAAAATGTTCAATTTGAAAAATTAGCAAATCTATATACAAATCGCGGATTTGGTAATCCTTACATAGATACGAAAGATGTAAATGGTGCAGAAACAGGGTTTACATTTATCGCCTTAACAAAATACAAAGGTATTTACATTACAAATGAAGATACTACATCAATTGCTTATGCTGAAACACTTGATTTATATCAACAATCAGCGAAAGAAAAAATAGAACCAAATTATGCTCCACGTTTTCAATTTTCACTAGATAACTCAGCTATTTTAAGTTTAAGATTGTTTCCATATATTGGACACGAAGGAATTACAAATATTATTACTAAAAATTTACAATTTGAGTCTTCGGGAATATTTCATATTTTCAACGCAATTATAAATGAAGATATAAACAAAAATATAATTTATAAATTGTCTCTAGAAACTATTGCTGATAATAAAGCTATTAAATATAATGTTGGAAAAGCTGAATCAGTAATATATCCTATAGGTTGTTGTAGTTTTCATTCACATCCAATTGCTGCTTATGTGAATCATAAAGTTTTAATTGGTCCACCTTCTGGTAATGACTACGTTGGTTTTTATAGTGGATTAAAAGATTATTTTAATCAGTTTCATATGATAGTTAGTATTGAAGGTATTTATTTAATTTCATTATCTCAAGAAATATTACAAAATAAAACCTTTTATACAAATTATAATTTAAATCCAGATTTTTTAAATCAAATGAGATTTGATTATCAATATCCAATGAAAAATCCTCAATATTATTTTGATTGGGTCAGTAATGATAATATAGATCCATCTTTAGTTCCAAAAGCATTGAATTCTTATTTTGAATGGTTTAAAATAGTAAATCAAAAATATCAAAATTTATTTCAATTACAAATTTTTTATTGGAAAGATTTACAAAGAGACACCATTGTGCAAATATTTTATTCAAAATATAATGGAAAAATTTTCACTCCTGTAAAAATGCCCAACACTTATCCAAATTATACCATATAACCAAATTATACCATGTAACCAAATTATACCATGTAACCAAATTATACCATGTAATAAATGAATTTTATGCAAAATAATATTAAATACATCATCTAATATTATATAATTACTAGTAATGAATATAATAACATTTTATAAAACCGATTATGAAATTACTTATCATTTACCAGAAGTATTTTTAGAAACAGACAATATTTCTAATTCAGAAAAAGATTTTGTAAGAAATTGTATTTATCGTCAGGATTTACTCAATTTATTTGACCTAGAAGATTTTAATGAACAAATCATTCAAGAAAAAATCATTAAATTATACGAAAAAATAAAAGAAGACAAAACATTTGATTTCATTTTAGAAAAATTAAGCAAAGAATATTATGTGAATAAAACTGATTCATTTTCTATTTTGTTTTCTTTTGATTTTTTACATGCAATGCACTTATGTGTAAGCGACTATTTAAAAACGTGTTGTTATCAAAAAGAACACTTGAAACAACTATTTGGTCTTTTGTATGAATACAAAGTAATTGATGAAACTGAATACAATAAAATATAATAGAAATAATATATAAAAGAAAAAATATTTACTAAGTATAATATAAGAATCATGGCTTCTACTCGTAATATTAATACTCCAGGTGATTATTGTTTGCAACAGAGAGAATTTAAGCAATCAGAAAATTATACTTTGTATCCAAACTCACAATATGGTGCCGCATACAATACACGACTCGCAGGTAACGGTCTACTTCCCGCACAAATACCATGGAACAAATTATCACATAATGCAGCCGATACTGAATCCTTTTTATTTGGTATCAATTCAACTAATTTGGTGAATCCTGCTCCTTGTTTTCATCCAGAAATTGCGAAATTGGATTCCGTGAATATATTTAAAAAAGAGACTACATGGATGCCTGAACCACTAGTAATTCAAAAAAACCAACGACCTTTTCCAGTCCCTAATTAAGGCTTGAATATTTTGTAAGAAAAATAATAATATTTTGAATTATTATTTTTTTTTGATTTTTTTTATTATATTTTTAATTTTTTATTATATTTTTAATTTTTTATTATATTTTTAATTTTTTATTATATTTTTAATTTTTTATTATATTTTTAATTTTTTATTATATTTTTAATTTTTTATTATATTTTTAATTTTTTGATTATTTCTTATTCCAAAAATAAGATTTTTTGGTTTTATTATATATTTTTTTTACGGTTTTTCTTGTTTTTTTTGGTTTTTTTTCCATTTTTTTTTGAGAAGACGTTTTTGTTTTTAATTCGGATTTTTTTTCAATTTCATCTGGACGATAATTTAAAAACCATTCATTGTATTCTTTTGTCCCTTTTTTGTCCTTTAATTCCTTAAATTTTTCTGCTTTTTTCGCACGCATTTCTTCAATTGAATCTTGGTGACCATAACAAATGATACTAAAACGTTTTAATAAACCTTTTTGTTCCAAACGATTTTTCTGTTGAACATCAAAAAGAAGTTTGGCTGTACATAAAATACGATCGGAAAAATATTGATAATAATCACGATTTGTATATAAGAAAGCCAAATAGAAACTTAACATGGTATCAATTGTTGCGACCCTCACTTTTTTTCCGTCTATACTAATTACATTATAACTATGACATGCAATTGGTTCATAAATAAATGCAATTGTATCTTTACCTACAAGAATTTCATAATGAACTGGAACTATCTCTCCAATCGCTTCATGTTTTACTATTTTTACATTTGTAATATTCGCATCTTTTAGACGTTCTTTTACAATTTCCGCAGTTGTTTCTGCGTCGTGTGAAATCACATCAAAATCAGCAATTTTGTTCACTTTTTTACGTAAATGCTCAGGCATATATTGACTATAGAGAGAAATTGCATATCCCCCAAAAAAAACAACACCTTGATGGATAAATGTATCTTTCACAGTTTCATATATTTCATTTTCATTTATCTCGTTTTTCTTCGACATTTCTCTCTGAAACTCAACTTGATTACAATTTAAAGAAGTCAATGGATAATTTTTATTTAACAATGCAAGTCTTTTAAACACCTTTTCAAATCGTGTATTGTCTCCGATTGGTCGGCTGAGCTCCAAATACATTCCCATTTTTAAAAAATTGGGTGGTGCATATAATATACCATTGATGCGCATTGCATCTTTCTTGATAACCTGAAACAAATCATTTGGCATATAACTTATATCAGCAATAGGTATAAAATTCACATATACCTTATAAGTTCCATGATGTTGTCCTGCTTTCGCCTCGCATTCTTTATACCCTTTTTTATAATATATATCGGTTAATTCTTTGGCGTCATCCAATGCATTCGGTGAATAAAAATCGTAATCCGGAATATCAACATCTTTATTATAAAAGCGATCTTCTTCTGGTAATTCTTCGTTAATGCTTTGGCCACCATAACAAACCAGACTTTTTCTACGCAAAAAATCTTCTAAAATGCTGATCATTTCTTTAATTTCAGGCGAATTTACAATACGTTTTCCAACTTTTTCTTGTGCTAAATCTACGGCCATACGTAAAATAGCCAACTCACATTCTTGAAAAGTCATATTTTTACTGCACATTGGATTCTTATTATTTTGATTGTTTTCTTTTTTTCTATTATTACTATTGTTTTTACTATATATTTTAGGTTTCGTCATATATTATAGAAATAAAAATAAATTTTTATAATATGAAAATATAAATGAAATTATAAATTATGATTTTTATTTCTTTTTATCTATAATCACTTCCTTGGCTATATTCTTTATAATTTTTTCAGCGTTTGCGTCATTCTGGTCCATAGACTCATAAATAATATGATTGTATTGATCTGATTTATTAGACTCTGAAAATACGCAGTCTGGATACTTCGCTTTCCATTCTGGTATCATACAAATATTTTTATAAGCAATCCGATTAATAGCTTTTTTCAGTTTTTGATTTTCTTCTGTTTCTTTCGTATCATTAAACCATTGATTGTCCTCTTTCACATACATGATTTCTCTCTTATAATCACTGCAATGAACAGGTCTTTTGGTTATATCTAAGGCTTTCAGGTTCTGTACTATAATATTAGAAATTCCTTTCACAAAGCCATTTTTGCCTACATTTTCCAAGTCAGATAATTGCAATTGGAGGGAATCAACAAATTCCATTAAATTCATAGCATCTTTGCAGGTTTCATTTAAAAATACCTGCAAATTAAATGTTTTGTTATTGCTATTAATCATATTATTTGAAATGACCGAATTGTTTTTACTTGCCATTTCCATCAAGACCTTGTTTTGTTCAAAAAGCAGATCCTTAAATTCATCGTTCTGTTTCAAAAGTTTCATTATAATATCCTTATCTGTTAAGTCAGGATTTAAATATTCATCTTCATTTACTATTAGACTTGTCTCTGTTATATTTTTTGCACACTTTTTTTTATGACGCCACAATCCTGTCTTATCTTTATAGGTCTTATTACACATATTACATAAAAAATCATGGTCTGGCGACTTTTCAGCGACTTTTGGCGACAAATTGGTTGAAAAGGTTGCTGAAAGTCGCTTTTTGTGTTTTATCGTGTTAACGTGTTTTTTATAATCACAAATTTTAGATGTATTATAGTCACATGTTTTGCACTCGAAAAAACGGGCGATTTTTGGCGACAAATTCATTGCTAAAGGTTGCTTATATTAGCAACCGAAAAAGTCGCCAGCTTTTTAACATACAAAAATAAAAAAAATTTCAATAACAAATTTAAAATATTTTTTTTAAAGACCTTACCTAATTTTTAATTTATCGTAACAATTCAAGAATTTGCGAGATTCTATACGGACTTTTCAAAAATGGACATTTTTTTTGTCCATTTTTGGATTTTCCAATTTCAATTTGGAGAAAAAAACAGTAAATTTCACACATTTTCTTTAAGTTATTTTGGGAATAACTTATTTTTTATTTATAGTAACTTCTTTGGCGATGTTCTTAATAATTTTTTCTGCATTCACATCATTCTGGTCCATAGATTCATAAATAATATGATTGTATTGATCAGACTTATTTGAATCCGAAAATACACAATCTGGATATTTCGCTTTCCATTCCGGTATCATACAAATATTTTTATAAGCAATCCGGTTAATAGCCTTCTTCAGTTTCTGATTTTCAGGTTGTTCTTTGCTATCATTCACCCATTCATTTTGATCTTTTACATACATGATTTCTCTCTTATAATCACTACAATGAACTGGTCGTTTGGTTACATCTAAGGCTTTCAAGTTCTGTACTATAATATTAGAGATTCCTTTTACAAAACCATTTTTGCCTACATTTTCCAAGTCTGATAATTGTAATTGGAGAGAATCTACAAATTCCATCAGATTCATCGCATCCTTACATGTTTCATTCAAAAATACCTGTAAATTGAATGTTTTGTTATTGCTATTGATCATATTATTTGAAATAATTGAATTGTTTTTACTTGCCATTTCCATCAAAGACTTGTTTTGCTCAAATAATAAATCTTTAAATTCATCATTCTGTTTCAATAGTTTGATTATTAAATCCTTATCACTAAGATCATTCATTATTTTAATTATTTCTTTTGTACATTTCTTTTTATGTTTACATAATCCTGATAAAAAATTATATTTTTTTCCACAATTTTCACACGAAAAAACATTTGGTACTTTTTCATTATCCATTATTATCCTTTTGTGTTTCAGTGTCGTATTATGTCTATCGAAATGACTCTTGCGAGATGTAAAGAAGTCACATTTTTCACAATGAAAAATATCGGTACTTTTTTCGTACTTTTTATTATCCATTTGTTCCTAAAATTGGATAACAAAAAAAGTACCGGCAAAAAACCAATTTAAAAAATAAAAAAATTATCATAACAAATTTAAAATTTTTTTTTTAAAGGCCTTACCTTATTTTAAAATTATCGTAACAATTCAAGATTTTGCGAGATTCTATACAGACTTTTCAATTTTGGACATTTTTTTTGTCCATTTTTGGATTTTCCAATTTCAATTTGGGGAAAATTCTTCAATTTTATAAAAATATAAACAAAAGTTGAAAATAATTATAGATAAATATAAAAATAACTACAATTATGCATATAGAAACAATTCTAAAAATTAAAATTATAATAATCAGTAGTAACATTTCTTGTTTGATATGAATTGGATGGATCTTGCACGACTGGTACAGGAATAACAATCGGATTGTACCTTAAATAAGCTGGTTTTAAACAAAATGCATAACCGCAAGAATCAAAAAAACTTGTATTATCTTCTAGATAATTATCAACATATTGAAATCTCATAGCGGTCATCTGACAACCAGCTTCGCGTGTTACATAACCATTTGGATTATTTGGATTGGTACCATTATCTGGAAATACTATAGTCATACCTGTGCGATTAAAATCAGTTAATTCATTTATATCTGGATTGTTTTTAACATTTGAATAAGTATAAGCTCTAACAAAAGTGGAATTACTTGTTAAATTTACATATTCAAGAAAGTCATTGTTTTCCATAAAAGATGTATTGGAACGATCTACAATCACTATAACCTTTCCCATAAAATCAGTTAAAGCAGAATTTCCTAAATTTAAATTGTTATTTTCAAAACTATATTCGCTTCCTAACATTATAGAGTCATATTGTTGAAAAATTTTTGAAAAGTTTGTATACATTTTTTGATTATTGCTTTGGAATCTCAAATGAATTATTAATGGATCGTTATAATTCGGTGCGGTTCCACTTGAAAAAGCATTGCTATTAATTGTTTTCATTACGTCAGAAAAATTCACATAATTGAATGTCTCTTTTACATATACATCATTGGTAGTAGAACTTGAAACAACAGGCTCATCATTTATAGAATATATTTCAAAATCTAGGCATCTTACACCTTGTTTCAAAACATTTTTTAAATTACAAATATTTACAAAATCATTTCGATAACTACCACCACTACAACAATTATATGCTGTTTTAATATAATAATCAAATAAATTACCACTGCAATCTGGATCTGATGTGCTTATAGATGTTAAATTATTATCTTGTTTACCGTATAAATTGGTCATCATGTTGCATTCGCTATTATTCAATCTGGATAAATAAATTATATACATAATAAGAATAATAATGATTAATGCGATGATAAGAAATATTATAAATGAAATAAAATTTTCTTTCATATCAGCAGTATATGAAGAAATACCTCCAGTTTTACTAGAAGGTTGATTTGTTGTTGCATTCATTGTTGGTTGATTCATATCTTAATATAATATATTATAATAGTTTTTATACAACTAAATTTAATAATAAAAATAAAAATAGTAAAAAGAATAAAAAAAGAACAAAAAGAATAAAAAGAATAAAATCAAAAAATATATATTTAACTAAAAAATTAAATAAATATATATAATAACATTACAATATGGCTGGCGGTCTTTTATCATTGGTTTCAGAAGGACAACAAAATGTTATATTAAATTCAAATCCTTCCAAAACTTTTTGGAAGGCTACTTATGCTAAGTTTACAAATTATGGTTTACAAAAATTTAGAGTTGATTATGAAGGAGCAAAAACATTACAACTTACTGAAGACTCCTCTTTTACATTTAAAATACCTAGATATGCTGATTTGTTGATGGATTGTTATTTATCTGTTGCTTTACCAACCATTTGGAGTCCTATATTACCACCACGAATAATAACTCAACCAGACGGAACTCAAAGTTATACAAATTGGGCCCCTTATGAATTTAAATGGATTGATAATATTGGAGCTCTAATGATTCAAAAAATTACAATCACATGTGGAAATCAGAAATTACAAGAATTTTCTGGACATTATTTACTTTCTATGGTACAGAGAGATTTTAGTGCTGAAAAAAAAGCATTATTTGATGAAATGATAGGTAATATTCCTGAATTAAATGATCCTGCTAATTCAGGTGCACGTGTAAACATGTATCCAAATGCTTATTATGATGAGAATCCGTCTGGTCCTGAACCATCGATACGTGGACGTATTTTATATATTCCTTTAAATGCATGGTTCAATCTGAAAACCCAAATGGCGTTTCCTTTAGTGGCTCTTCAATACAATGAACTTCAAATTACCGTTACAATGCGACCAATTAATGAATTATTTCGTATTCGAGATGTGTTTGATTATGTCAATAATTTCCCTTATATTGCACCAAATTTCAATCAATTTTATATGCAAATGTATCGTTTTTTGCAACCGCCTCCAGACATTGAAATAGGTGTGAATTCGTATTTAGATACACGAACCATTTGGAATGCCGACATTTATTTGAATTGTACTTATTGTTTTCTCTCAAATGATGAACAACAATTGTTTGCGAAGAATGAGCAATCTTATTTATTCAAGCAAGTACATGAAAATGCTTTTTACAATGTGACTGGACCAAATAAAATTCAGTTAGACTCGATTGGTTTGATTTCCAGTTGGATGTGGTTTATGCAAAGAAGTGACGTGAATTTAAGAAATGAATGGTCAAATTATACGAATTGGCCTTATAATTATTTACCGAGTGATTTACAGCCTGCACCAAGTTCAGGATCATATCAACTTACACTAATTCCAAGCAATCCAAATTTTGTGCCGTGCGATTGTCCAGATACATATCCAGTACCCAATCAAGAACAAACATTTTGGCGTCCTGGTGGAACGATTGGTCCAGGTGTAAATGCGGATGGTTCTTTAACCGATCTTATGTTGTCTGGTACTTTCACTTTTCAAAATTTAAAAGAGATTTTATTAGTATTAGGAATTCTTTTTGATGGACAATATAGAGAGAATTTGCAACCTGCTGGTGTTTATAATTACATTGAAAAATACACGAGAACCGCCGGAAATGCACCAGAAGGATTATATTGTTATAATTTTTGTTTGAATACATCACCTTATGATTTACAACCTTCTGGAGCAATTAATACAAATCGTTTTAATAATATTGAATTAGAATTTACTACAATTATACCACCATTAGATCCGTTAGCACAAGTGTTAACAATATGTGATCCACAAACAGGTGAAATTATAGGTGTAAATAAACCAACCTGGCGCATTTATGATTATAATTATAATTTTTATTTGATGGAAGAACGTATTAATGTAGTAACTTTTGTGAGTGGAAATGCTGGATTAATGTATGCTACTTAAATTATGTATATATTATAAGTTGTAATTATTATTTTATTATCGTTATAATTAATAAAATATTATTTTTAAATGTTTCTTGCTTTTCTATTAATTCCAGCATTTTTATTAATAAATTTAAATACTTTTTCAAATGCTTTTTATATAAATAAATCAATTATAAAAAATATGTATAACAAACATAATTTTTTAAAAATAAATTGTTTATCAAATAAAAAATCAAAGAAAAATAATTTTATTCCTACAAAAAACATTTTTAAAAAAGAAGAACAAAAAAAATTTAGAGTTACATTACAAAATAAATCAAAATCATTTTTAAAGCTTATACGATATCAAAACATAGCACCTACTATTTTACTTTCTTTTGTTGGAGGATGGTTAATGAAGCCTTCTCTCTACAATTTATTCACTAACCCACATTTTATAGGTGCAAGTGTAAATACATTATTGATTATGTCTTCGAGTATGATTATCAATGATATTTATGATTTGAACATTGATAAAATAAATAATCCGAATAGACCTTTGGTCACTGGTGAAATAAAAATAATAGAAGCATATTTATTTACCTTTATGCTTCTTGGTTTGTCTCAATATATAAATATAACATTTTTGACGGAATCATTACAAATAATTACCAATTTAGCTACGATACAAATATTGATATATTCGCCAATTTTAAAATGTATATTATTTATTAAAAATATTTCATGTGCATCATTGGTTTCATTTGCTATATTTTTTGCTGGATTATCCGCAACAAATCAACAAATAGTTATAAATAATAATTTTGGGATTTTCTCTCTAGTATTAACCTTTATTTTCTTAGGGTCTTTATATAATGAAATATTATTAGATATAAGTGATTATGAAGGTGATAAAATAAATAATATAAAAACGATTCCTGTTGTTTTTGGTAAACAAAATGCATGGTACATTACTCATTTTTTGTTGGGATTTAATATTTTGATGAATACAATGGCTTTAATGAGTCTATATAATATTTATATTGGATCAACATTTTTTATTGTTTCTAGCCCTTTATTGTTTCGTTCTATGAAAATAAAACAAGAAAATTTATCGAATAAATCAATAAAAAATGCGGTGAGCAAAACAAATATACAGCTGTTTATAATTTTATTGTATTTTTGTTTTTTGATATATATATGAATGTATTTTTATATAATGAATTTAGTATTGATTATATAAATTATTTATATCTATTTATATTCATTTATATCCATCTATAAGGTCCTTGACCTTTTACTTCAACATCATTTTTATATGGTTCTACAATAACATCGTTACGTTTACCATAAACAATCCAGAAGAATTTACCATTATTTCCGTAAACTGTAAATTTATTGTTTTCTACTTCAGATGAACGTAAATAGATGTTATTTGTTTTTTCATTATAAATAGGAGTTATTTGTACAGTCAAATCAGTTGCTAAATTTTCAACATAATCAGGTAATGTAATTGTTTTACAATAGTTATTTGTAATTTCATCTTTTCCGCGATAATAAACACCTGCTTCAGGTCCCTCCAAACAAACATGAACTAAGTATTTTTCTGGATTGATTGGATGTTCAATAATGAAAGGTTTGTTTGAATTATAATATAATTGATTATTTTGATAAAATACACCACCTGTAGGACCTATGTAACTTGGATCATTTGCAGAGGTAGAGTCAAGTATTACTACAACAGTACCTGTTGGTCCAGTATCACCAAGATAACCTATTAATCCCTGAGGTCCTGTTACACCAGTATAACCAGTATAACCTGTATAACCAGTACGACCAGTAGGACCACTACCAATAGGACCAGTATAACCTGTATAACCAGTACTACCAGTAGGACCAGTACCAATAGGACCTGTATAACCTGTATAACCAGTAGTACCAGTACCAATAGGACCTGTATAACCTGTATAACCAGTACGACCAGTAGGACCAGTACCAATAGGACCTGTATAACCTGTATAACCTGTATAACCAGTACTACCAGTAGGACCAGTACCAATAGGACCTGTATAACCTGTATAACCAGTACGACCAGTTGAGCCAGTATTATTAGCAATTCCATCAGCACCCTTAGACCCTGTAAATCCTTGTGGTCCTTTAGAACCTGTCGAACCAGTGTTAGTAGATATTCCATTTAAGCCTTGAGGTCCTTGTAATCCAGTAAATCCTTGTGGACCTTTTGAACCGGTGAAGCCTTGTGGACCTTTTGATCCAGTGAAACCAGTTGATCCTTGTAATCCAGTAAATCCTTGTGGTCCTTTTGATCCAGTAAAGCCTTGTGGACCTTTAGAACCGGTGAAGCCTTGTGGTCCTTTTACTCCTGTAAAACCTTGTGGACCTTTCGAACCAGTGAAGCCTTGTGGTCCTTTTGATCCAGTGAAACCAGTTGATCCTTGTAATCCAGTAAATCCTTGTGGTCCCTTTGATCCTGTAAAGCCTTGTGGTCCTTTTGAACCAGTAAAACCTTGAGGGCCTTGTAATCCAGTAAAGCCTTGTGGGCCTTTAGAACCAGTAAAACCTTGAGGTCCTTTTGAACCTGTAAAGCCTTGAGGACCTTGTAATCCAGTAAAGCCTTGTGGGCCTTGTAATCCAGTAAAGCCTTGTGGGCCTTTAGAACCAGTAAAACCAGTTGATCCTTGTAATCCAGTAAAGCCTTGTGGACCTTTAGAACCAGTAAAGCCTTGTGGACCTTTTACTCCTGTAAAGCCTTGAGGACCTTGTGATCCTGTAAAGCCCTGTGG